CAAACCCCGGATGGCTGACGGGCCCGCGAGCGAAGAAGGCGGCGGGGCGCTTGCGGCCCTCCGCACTCCAGCCCGAGCCGCCGGCCGGACCGCCGAGCGCCTTCTTGCGTCGGGGCTTGATCGTGTGGCTCCCGGCGCCGGGTTCGAAGATGTTGAACAACGGCGACTTCGGCCGGACCCGCGCTTCCACGTCACGCCCCGATGTACCGCCCCGCGTCGTCACCTTGGCCGCCGGGACCTTCGTGAAGGAGCGCGGGTGACCGGGCGTGGCGGCCTGCACCTTGAGGGCGGCCTGCATTGGCTTGGCCGCAGCGCGCACGGCCCTCCGCTGCCGGTTTTGCAACTCCCGGCCGCTGACCGAGTCGATCATCTTGCGGACCTGCGGGAGCCCTTCGAGATGGATGGCGGTCATACCCATGTCAGCCCACCAGGCACGCCGCGAAGCGCTTCTTCTCGCGCTCCAGGAACTTGAACAACACGTGCGGCCAGAGCGCGAACGGCACCGGCTGGCCGTAGGCATCGTCTGACGGAGACGAGCCTGAGTAGGACGGATCGGCGTAGATGAGCTGACGGGCGCGGACGGCGGCGGACTCGACAAGCTCCTCCGGGATCGCCGCCCAGCCGCGGGCGCCGACCACGACGGTGAGAGTCGGATCGGTCGGGAACGTGCCGATCGTCAATTCGACGTGGAACGCCGGCTCCGCGGTGCCGGGCCGGAGCGGTAGATGGGGAGTGTCCCCGCGCAGGACGTAATCGGTCGTGGCGGTCCCGTTGATCGTGAGGCTGGTGAGGGACCCCACGATCCCGGCGTGGACGTGAAGGATCGTCCCGTCGACGTCGTTCGGGCCGGGCGACCACGTTTCGGTACCGGCGGCCGGATGGCGGAAGTAATCCCGCCCGCCAGCCTCGCCGATCAGCTCGCTCGTCGCGATCCCGAGCGCCTGGGCGAGCCGGACGGTGCGGTTCGCGTTGAGAGGCGACGTCTCGAACAGCGCCAGAGCGCGATCGAGCGAGGCATAGGAGCGAGGCAGGATCGTCGCGGCCGGGTTCGTCCCGAGGAACGGCGCGCTGTAGGGCGAGTAGTCGGCCGGGACGGCGGGCGTGGCCTTGGAGACGCGCCATTTGTAGTAGCTCGTCCCGAGGCCCGCGGCGTCCCACCACTGGTAGGCGACCGTCGCGGCAACGACAGCGGCGGTGTGGACCTCGGCATAGGCGCCGAGGGCGTAGGGCGGGGCTAGGTCCAGATCGGCCCGTTCGATCCGGATGAGCGCGCCCGCGCCGAAGGCTCCGACGGCGAGCACGCCGGCCGGATCGGGCAGCCACACGTCGACGCGGATCATGGCTCAGGGCTCACGGGATGACCGTGACGGTGAGCGTCAGCGTGACATTCGTGCAGGACGCCACGGACAGGCGGAGGTAGCGCCAGAAGACGAGCTCCTGGAGGAGGTATGTGGTGGCGACCGCGGTCGTGATCGTCAGCGCTGTCAGGACGAACGTCCGCGGAGTGGCCACGAGGGCGTAGGGGATGTTGAACCAGTTGATCCCATCGGCGCTGCCCTGGATGTTCACGGTGGCCGTGCAGGGTGCTGTACCGATGGTCGACGTGATGACGACGGCACCGCCGCCGGTCGAGGACCCGCGGTCGAGGACATCGCTGTAGTACGTCGTCTTGCTGTAGTGGGCCGCAGTCGTGCTGCCCGCGACCGTCGTCGGGACGGCGGAGGTGAGGACGCGGAACGCTGTGGCGCTGTCTACTGCCGTCACAACCTGCGCGCCATCGAGCGAGGGCGTGGAGCCGGACGCCACGATGGTCACGGTGTCGCCGACCCGGAGCCCGTGCGCCCGCCCGACGTTGACGAGAGGCGCGGCAGCGGGCGTGGTCGGAATGCTGAGGATGCTGTAGTCGTATGCGCCGGCGGTGGCGCCCGCAACGCCGCAGTTGACCGGCACCGTGAAGGTCTTGAGGCCCGTCACGGTCACGACCTGGTGGGGCGTCGCCGTAAGGGCCGCATTGGCGGTCGTGCTGTTCGTGAAGAAGATCCGGTCGAGGCTGGTCAGGCCATGGTTATCGAGAGTCGTGATCTCGGTTGGACTTGCCTGCGTCCCCGACACGATCTGCTCGACGCCGCCGGGGCGGAGGGAGCCGATCGAATGCTGATACGCGATAGCGCCTGTATTCCGATTGATGGCAACCATCACGCGCCCCGCTTCTCACCGGGCGCGGCGGTGGCCTGTTCGACCTCGGCCCTGCGCGTGACCTGGTGATGAATCAGGATCGGTCCGAAGTGGTCGGGGTACTTGCGGACGGCCGCATGGTCCGCATCGATGAGCTCACCCTGACGGAACGTGCCCAGCGCGCACCCGAAGCCAGTCACGACCACGAGGATGTGCGGCTGGGGCTCGGATGCCTTCGCCATCTTGGCTCCTCCTTGGAGGATGTGGGGGCGAGCGCCGGCCCGCCCCCGTTCGTGGTGACTTACGCGACCTTCATCGAGAGCATGCCGTTGACATCGATCCGCCCGCCCATCGTCCGCCAATAGGCGAAGATGCCGCGGGCGCCGATCGGCAGGTTGCCGGCGGCCGACACGAGGTGTGGCACGTACTCGACCGTGAGGCCGAGCCGGTCCACGATCGCGTACTTCTGGGGATCGCCAAAGGCGAGGGTGATCGTGGCGTCGGCGACGCCGGTCGGGGCGCTCGGGGTCTCCCAGATGGGATAGCCCAGGAGCTTCAGGCCGGTGTTGCCGGTGGGGGAGTCGGTGGCCGGTGCCTGCACCCAGGGGTAATACTGGCCCCCGAAGAGCTTGCCGCCATCGGTCTCGATCGCCTGATAGGCGCGGATGGTCTTGCGGGCCATGAACCACGCGGCCTTCGCGCGGTAACGAAGACCGAGGGCCGCCTCGACCTTCTCCGGGTCGCCGACGTCGATCGCGTCGTTCGCGACCGATGAGCAGTTGGTGAAGGTGCCGGTGATGAACATGCCGAGCGGCTCGTTGGAACCGACGCCAGCACCGAGGGCGAACTTGGTCTCCTCAAGGGTGTCCTTGGCTTCGCCGATGAGGACGCCCAACTCGGACGGCAGGTCCGGCCGATCCTGGAGAAGCTCCATCGAGATCTGGCTGAACGCCCGGGCCGTCTGGACCTGGAACGTCGGCCGGGCGAAGGTCGGTGTGCTGTCGATCGCTGCCGCGTTCTCAGCCGCGAAGGCCGCGGTCATCGCGGTGGCGGTCAGCGGCTCCCAGGTGTTCGTCCCGGCGATCGTGACGATCCGGCAGGCGGCGCGGAAGGGGTTGACGGCGGTATGGGCGCCGATGCCGATGATCGACGTGTCGAACTGGAACGGGACGGCATACCCACCGGTTGCGAGGACGTTGACGGCGCCGACGGCGCGCTGCTCTTCGGGGGTGAGGTTCCGATGGAAGACGGCCTTCGGCCAGGCCCTCTTGTAAATCGGGCTGCCCGTCCGCAGGATGAGGGTCCTGATCTCGTCGTCGCGGTCCGCGTGATCGATCAGGTTGGCGATCCGCTCCTGCGTGCGGGCCTTGTCGGAGATCGGGAAGCTCGTCGTCTCGACGGCGCGCATCGCGTTGTCGCGGAGCGTCTGGCTGCGCTCGTCGAGCGTGTAGCCGCGGTCCGAAAGAACGCCGTCGACATCGTAGATGTCGGCTTCGGACTTGCGGCGGATGACGTTGAACGGAACTGGCTGGCCGACGCGCTCGGACGTGCTCGCGTTCGCGGCGTTGGCCACGATGCGGGTCTGGCGGGTGTCCCACGCGACGACGTCGCGCTCAAGGGCATCCTGCTCGGCCACGAGCGCATCCCAGATCGCCTGGTCCGGGTCCGGCATGACGCCGGGGAATGCGACTCCCATGCGGGCGGTCTCACTCTTGATCTCCGCCACGCGGTTGACCTTCTCCTCGCGAGTGATGTATTCCACGGTTCGGTTCTCCTTCGGATCGGGGATGGCCGCCACGGCTGGCGGCTCAACGATGGCCGGCGGAGTGTCCGAACGCGGCGGCTCGGGAGGCGGATCCTCACGAGTGCCGGACGGCGGCTCGGCGGGCTGGGCTGCGGCTCCTTGCGGAGTGCGAGCGACTTGGGCAGAGCGCAATAGCGTCTCGAACGCTTCGGGATCGCGGCTGCGCTGGTAGAAGGTGTCGGTGGTGGAGCGGACGCCAGCGGTGGCGTTGGGGTTGGCCGGGAACGTCACGGGCCCGAACTCGAAGACCTGGGCCTCGGTGATCGTCCGCTCGGGGATGCCCTTGGGGTTGTAGTCGGAGGCGTCGGGTTCGTGGTCCCAAACGTCCTTCTGGACGCTGAACCGGAAGCTGGAGCCGTAGACGCCCGCCTCGAGCCCCGGACGCAGGTCGCGGTTGTACGACGTGTCGAAGAGCGGCACTTCGTATGCCGGGCCCGTCGTGTCTTCCTTCAGGCTGTCGATCGGGCCGAGCACCTTGTTCCCGATCTGGGGGTCCTGCCCGTGGTCGTACAGCACCTTCATCTGGTCGCGGCTCTCCCGGATCGTCTTCCGGAACGCGCCGGCCTTGATGCTTTCGAGGAAGTGGCCCTCGATCCACGAGTCCACCTCGTACCAGTCGCCGAAGGTGGAGAAGTAGCCGACCATCGTGGGCATCGCGGCCGGATCGTCGGCAGCGCGGCATTCGATGGCCGGTGCCCATGCACGGGTGACGGGGAACGGGAGGCGCGCGGGGGGCGCGCCGGCGAGATCTTCGGGCTTCATGCGGCTACCTCCGCTCCTGTAGACGGTGCGGATGGTGGCCCGGGTCGGGGCGCTCATCGCTTCTCCTTCATGCGGTCTCGACCGGCGTGGGCTCGACCTGGTTCTCGACGATCACGGGCGTCGGATCGACCGTCACGGCCGGCGTATTGACCGTGATGTCCGGCATCGTGACGTTGACGACGGGCGCGGTCATGTGGACGTCGGGCGTGTTGACGGTCAGGCTCGGCATCTGGGATCGCCCGCTGAGTTCGAGCGCCCGCACCCGGATCTCCAGGTCGCTGTCCGGGATGGCGACGAGTTCGGCCGTGAGCTGCGGTCGCGGAGACCAGGATCGGATGGCCCACGGCTCGCACTCGGCGATCGGCTCGAACAGGCTGGGGAACGCGGCGACGAGCGGATGATCCGGAGCGAACAGATCGCCGCGCGTGATCTCCGAGCCAACCCAGTCGCCGGACGACGGCCAGAAGCTGCGGCCCGCGGCGAACGCCTGCGCCCCGGGCGCCTGCAACTGGACAGGGACGAGCCCCGTGTGCTGGCCGGAGAGCCGGCGGAGGTCGCCCGACGTGACAGCATCCACCACGGCGTCGTGTTCCCAGCCGCCGTCGCCGAGTTGGCGCATCGCCTGGGCCTGCACGAAGAGCGCGTCCACCGCGTCCTTGACGTCCTCGCGCAGGAACGGGATATCCCGGTCGTCATACCAGAGGCGCGAGCCGGGCGGCGGCGGCACGATGACCTGGAGCGAGCCAGCGAGGTTCCGCCAGAGCGGGCGGAGCGTCTTGTCGGCAGTGAGCCTCTTGGCAGACGGGAAGTTGCCGGCGTTGAGAGACGAGCCCTGCAGCCCTTCGGAGAGCCCGACCACCGTCGGATGGATCCCCGAGGCGGCGGCGATCCGCGTCTCGCCGGCACCCTGCGTCACCTTGAAGTCCATCTGTTGCAGGTTGGTCCCGACGACCGTGACATCCTGCCCGGCGCCGAGGTACATCGCCTTGTATGCGTCCCTGACGCCCTTGTGGCGCGACTCGAACACCTTGATCCAATCCGCGAACTTGTCGGGGTCGGATACCGGGGTCTTGATGATCGTGCTCGGCGTCGCCCCGTTGAGGAAAAAGTTCAGCTTGTGCGACGTCGCCGCGCTGTCCGCGAGGATCTCGCGGATGATCGGGGTCAGCCAGCTCATGCCGCGGTAGTGGGCGAGCGGATCCGGGATCGGGGCGAAGTGCACGACTTCCTCGCGGAGATAGGTCTCCAGCGTGCCATGGCCCATGCCACCCGGCCAATAGAGCAGCCCGGCCATCTCGGCGTCGACGTCGTTCGGGTCGAGCTTCGGATTGCGCTCGCTGTTGCTGCCGAGGACGATCGCCGTCCAGTCGGGGCGCAGGCGCTTGATCCGCCCAGGGCGCCGGACGAGGAAGCCGTTGCCGGCAAGGTCGGCATCGACGATCGCCTTGGCGAGCAGATCGCCGGTCGTCTTGCCGGGCTCCGGCTCTTCGAGGATGCGCAGGTCGGGTGTCCCGAAGAGATCTCCCGGGCGGCCGCCGCGGAGCTGCTGGAACTGGAAGCGCGCCTCACTGAACAGCAGGAGGCGAGCCAGCATGCAGGCAAACACGGCGCCGTTGCCGCGGTAGGCACCCGCCGCGAGACTGACGTAGGAGCCGTCCATCTCCTCGCGATTGCCGATCAGCGTCTGCGTGACGCCAGTCTGGAATGCCGACATGAAGTCGCCCCAGCCGAACCCGCCGGTCAGGTATTCCTCGCCGACGAGTGAGCGCATGCCGATCCGGGAAACGACGGAGCGGGTCGCGAGCTGCAGGAGGTTCACGATTCGCCTCGCATCGGCGGATCGAACGCGGCCGGAATGGGATAGCCCCCACTGGCATCCTTGGCGAGCTGGAGGAGGCGCTGCTCCGCGGCCGTGACTTGCTCGCCCTTCACCATCGCGATGAACGCCCGGACGTAGGCCGGCCGGCGAGTGAGCAGGAGGCGACGAGCGACGGAGTGGTTCATCGTCCGGGCACCTCGATGAAGGCCGCGACAACGAGGACGCCGGCGAGGATCAGGGCTGCCGGCCAGTAGACGGCGGCCACTCCGGCGATCACCAGGCAGGCACCGACGACGAGACCGACAAACCGGGTGTAACGGCGGCGGCGTTGGGCGTTCACAGCCAGGCCACCAGCGGGAGGAGCTCGGGCTCGGGCACGATCTGACCGATGCCGGCGGCCAGCGCGTCGTTGCGCGCCTCCCAGGAGAGCCCACCGGCCACAGCCGCGTCGATCTTCAGCGCGCTCATCGGCCGATCCTTGCGAATGACCCAGAGCGGCTGGCCCTCGTCATCGCGGAAACCCAGGTAGTGCCGGACGGCATTGCCGACATGGGTCGCGAAGACGGGATCCCCGTTGTGCGAGAGTTCGCCGGCCCGGATCGCCTGCTCATAGGCAGCCAGCGCGTGCGCCATGGGCTTGAGGCGGGTTGTCCACCACTCGACGACGCGCTCGTGACCGAATGCGCCGGCCCAGGTGGCGATCCACGACTCCCACTTCGGCGGGTCGGCATACATTCGCCACACGGTGAAGCCCGCGAACGCGGCACGAACGGCGAGGTCAACCTCTTCCACCGGGATCGGGCGGTCGGAGAGCGGGTGCCAGATGCCGAGCGGCCACTGGTAGCCGGTCAGGATCTCCGTCGCGATCAGCGCCGTATCGTCGTCGTACCGCGACCCGTCGAAGCCGAGCACGATCGGCGAACCTGCGGGGACGGTGTAGCCCGGCCGGGCAAGATCGCCCCAGCGGCCGATGTCGAATGCCTGTCCCGCCCCGGCCACGAGTAGATTCCCGTAGAAGCGGGCGGCCTGCGGCGCGTCGCGCTTCACGAGGTCGGCCGCCTCGTTCTCGATCGAGTCGAGGTCAAGATGACCGCCGTTCTCGCGGAGTACGTCGGCCGGGTAGACGAGCCGGTGGATCTTCCGGCGTTCCTGGCGATCGGTGTACGAGAGCGCCTTCGGCGGCTGGAGGAACTGGCGGTAGATGTCGGTCGCCGGCGACTCGAACTGCTGTTGCGCGACCGAATGCTGGGACGGGTCCCAGGCGTTGGAGGTCAGCGACGCCCGGCCGCCCATCCCGGAGAGACCGCGGTACTGCGTGTCGGCGAGCTTCACCATGCCGTTGGTCGGCCAGTAGAGCCCGACCTCGTCCTGGGGCACGAAGGTGACGCGTTGGCCGAGGCGGGATTGGGCGGACGAGGTGACCGTATCGATCCGTCCGCCGCCCGGTAGCCGAATGAACTCCTCGCCCGTGTGGGGGATGAGATCGTGCAGTGGCCCCTCGTCGATCATCGGCCGCAGGGCGTCGTAAGTGTTGTCCGTGCTCTCCTGAGAAAAGGCGGTGATCTGGATCAGCGGCGTCGGCCAGGGCATGCCCATCGGCTCGCCCGCCTCATATTCGTAAATCCAGCCGCAGGGGCAGCCCCACGTCCGGCAGAGGTAGGCATCGTCCTTGCCCGCCCACCCGGCGAAGAGGGCCGGGCCAACGCCTTCGAGGCACACCTGGGCGGCGATCAGGGGGTTCTTGCCAACCTTCTGGGGCCCGACGAGCAGCCCTCGGCGGTAGATGAACGCCGGGGCCAGGATCGGGCTCTCCGGGTCGAACTCGACGTCGCCGCGGACCAGGTAGAAGTGCGCGAGGTAGAGGAGTTGGAAGTCGTACAGGCGGAACCGGTCGCCCTTGCGGAAGCCGTCGGGCACGACGCAGTGCCGCTCGACCCAATCCGTCGCAACGGTCATCGTCCGGGGTTCGCGATTCACGATGCGACCACGAGCTTCAGCCGGTCACGGGTGGACGTGCTGCCAGTCGGCGCCACCGATCGGACGGACGGCTCCGCAGCGTTAGGCGCGATGATCCAACGGTTGCGGGCCAAGCCCGGAAGGGACAGGCCGAGCGCCTCCTGCTGCTGCTTGACGAGCGTCCGCATGGCGACGGACGCCCGCGATCGTTCAGCGGCACGCACCGAACGCACGTAGAGCGCCACCTCGAGTTCCTGGCCGTTCGCTTCCCACATGATGGCCTGTGGGCGCGTCCATTCCGCTGCCCAGAGGGCCAGCT